TAGTCGAATTACCCCATCCGCCGGGCTTATCATTGCTGACCGTGTGTTTAGCCATCCGATTAGCGCGGTGTCAGTTGATCTGATGTTTCCATTGGCAGCTAAATTGCCGCAATTAAGCGGAGCAAACGCCGAATCATCCGCCAGCCTAATATCAATCCCGGTCGCGTTGCGCTTGATTGCGGGGAATGCGGAGGTGGTGCCGCCTAGTTGGAGTCGGTTAAAGTCACTAAAAGAAGTATTGGAAATAAGTGCAACGCCCGCGCCTGTTCCGCGCAGCGCCGCAAATGAAACTCCGTTTAGGTAAGTATCTCCGCCGATCACAAACGCAGCAGAAGAGGTCGTAATGGTGCCAATCGCAGCAATTGATATCCGAGCCACCCCACCTACTACAACATCAACTGGATTTGCCGCCATCCCAGCACCCAAAAACTCAGTCCCGATGCGCAGCGTGTTCGGTGTTGGTCCATTGTAGTCCATCACGGCCCGTTCGTAGACGGTCGCGCTGGTGTAGGTGTTATAGATTCGCAGGGTCTGTTTTGCTGTCCCGTTCCGCTGGGCTAGGATTCCGGCGGCGTCTCGTTGTAGTATTAGATCAGTGCCCCACTGAAAAGTGGCCGCCTCAGGAATAGCAGCAAGCGTGGGGCTGGTGTAAAGCAGCACAGTGCCAGCTTGGTTCATGAAGCTCCAGTTTGGAACAACGGCTTTTGGAAACAAGGAGGTACTGGAAAAAAGAACTTGGTTAACGCCAGTAAAGGCCAGCATTGTCCCGCTTGCTGCGGTCAGGGATTGGGCCAGGAACGTCGGCGCGTCCGTTTGGCCTAGGCCGATGGCGGTGCGGAGTGTTGGAGCGTCAGCAGTCGATAGCAGCGCCCGCCCATAGGCCGTAGTCGTCAGCGCAGCGATCGCCGTCAGGTCAGAGTCCAGCGGTTGATACCCCGCCGCCACAGCTGCCGTCGTCGCGTAGGCAGAAAGGTTTTGGTCCCCGGTATTCACCCCCGTATTGGCCGTATAAATCTCCGTGAAGTTATCATTTACCTTGCCGAATGCCGTGCGGATAGGATCGCCCGTGCCGTCGTTGGCAGCAGCGCCGATGTTGATGGTTTGCTTTGCCATAGGTTTAGGTGTGGTCAGCGGTCTGCAGCGTCATGTCGGCGGTAAAGTCAGTGGTATCAGAAGTGAAGGCGTAGCCCGTCGCGTTGATGGCGTTATTCGTGAAGACCGCCGAAATGATCACCTCGGCCGGCCGGGAAGGCGGCAGCGGCAGAGCGCTGGTGATGTCGTAAATAAAACCACCCCAGCTGATCCGGTCCCGTGGATTGAGGTCATCCAGCGCTGATTGATAGCGCACCGAAAAAACCTGCTCTGCACTAGCATCCCTTGCCGACCCATTAGTCGCCTCCTTGCCGCTCATCGTTTGCGCGTGCGCCCACAGCGTCGCCAGTGTGGCCCAAGTCTGCGTAACAGAGCCTTGAGCATCCACCGACTCCGTGGCCCGCTGAATCGTTATTCTGGCATCTCTGTGTCCGATTGGGGTCATTTCACCGCCCCCTCCCAAGGCACCCGGAAAGAGTCGATCAGCCAATCCAGTGATTTCGGAATCTCCGTCACCGTCGCCCCAGAAATCACCATCTCACGCCGCTCAAAAAGATGCGCTGTGTAAAGCAAAATAGCGTGGCGTAGCGGCCCCGGCACATCAGTAGCCAGTGATCCATACCCGCTCCAGAACGTAGCCCGCCAGACCGCATCCTGTGGGCTTCTGGCCACATCCACGTCGTCCGGCTGCTCCGTGATCCAGAGCAGTGCCGGTTCTCTCGCCGCTTGCCGGATGTTGTCAGCCCATGCCGTCCATGTCCCTGCCGCATTCCGGTATTCCAGCAGAAAGGTCTCTGCCGCCATCAATCTGGCCCGGGGCAGTTCCACCGGCAGGTTAGCCGCCATATCACCCGTGATGTAAGCGATCCACCTCTGCCGGACAAAAGCCCTCCGGCATTCATTCTCGATCCGATCCCGTGCCGCCGTAATGCAAAGCGTAATCAAAGAATCCTCATCGCTGCCATCCACCCGCAGATGCTCCTTCGCTTGGGCCAAGGTGATTGGCTCAATCGCAGGTGCAGTGACCAGCTGGGAGATGGCAGCAGAAGGAATCATTTTTTCGTTGGCTTGGCTGCCTTGGCAGGCTCTTCGGTTGGGGCCTCAGCAGGCGCGGCGTAACCCTCAGGCACCACCCGACCGCGGTTTGCCAGCATCAGCTCCACGGCCACATCATCAGTCACAGTCACCACAGAGCCTTCAGCGATATGCTGGCCAGCGATCAGGCAGTCGGAGTTGATCAGGAATTTCATAACAAAGAAAGAGAAGCGCCGGGGCGGCGACGTATCCCCGCCCCGGCTTTATCATATGGCACCAACAAAATCAGGCAGTCAGCGCATCGAGCATCGCGGCGAAGGAGCCAGCCCGGAGCACCGCGTTATCACCAAAGGCCGCCGCAGTGATGCGGACCAGTCCGGTGGTGTCGAGGCTGTAAGGATTGACCTGAACGTCAAGACCACCCCACTGAGCGATAACCAGATCAGCAAAGTTGCCGAAGATGATCGCGGAGCAAACCCCGGAGGAGCTGCCCTTGGTGAGGGTGGAGGAGACGCAGTTGCTGACCCCGGTGACGTAGCCGTTAAGCGGGAGTTCAGGGGTGGTGCGGCTCCAGATTTTCTCGGCGTTGGTGCTGGCCTCGATGCTGATCTTCTTGAGCGATCCGCGCACCTTGGAGTTCGTCAGGTAGGCGAGGTTCCCAGTGGCCGCATCAGCGTTAGCCAGTGCGGTTTCGAGGTCCACGATGTTCGCCCAGGTTGGAGCCAGACCATTGGTGCCACCAGCCACAGAGCCGATGCCGGCCGTGGCCACGATCCCAGTCGGCTGACTGCCAGAGCCAGTGCCGTGGATGACAGCCTTCTCCCAGATAATGGCGATTTCCTGCAGGAGGTTATTCCGCACCCAGGCTTCGATGCTCGGATCGGTCTGCAAGAGGAGTTGCTTGGAAAGCTCCACATGGGCAGGGATGCGTTTAGGCGAGAGGGTGATCAGGCTGCTGGTTGGGGTGATCTCGGTGGATGCACCATTCTCAGCGGCAAACGCTGGCTTGGTGCTATCCCGTCCCATTTTCGGGAAGGGAATATTGCCCTGTAAGCCGCTAAGGAACTGAGCGCCCAAGGTGCGGGTGACCATGTTCTCGTAAAACGGATCGACGATCCCGCGCAAAGGCTCACGAGTCAGGGTTTCCAGACCAGTGCCAGTGCCGCCAGCGGTCAGGTCGTTACGGAAACGATTGGCGAACATGGTGGCAAGCACGGCGCGGGGAACATGGCTCCCTTGGCTGGCCAGCTGGATCGCATCTTTCGCACCCTGCTGCACCATCTCGGCCTCGGCGCCGGAGAGCTTGCCACCGGCCAGCTGACCCACGATCAAGCGGCGGAAGCTGAAGCGCTCGGCATCAGAAGCATCCTGATTGGAGAGGCCAGAGGCATCAAGGATCACCTTGCGCTTCTCGCTGTCAGGCACGCTATCAAGGTAGGCACCAAGCTGGGCTTGGGACTCAAGGGCTTTGGCGGTAGCCTTGAAGCCATCCACCAAGCCATGGTATTCTTTGACCTTGGCCAGGTCGGATTCGCTCAAGCCATCCTTGGCTCCGGCCAGGATTTTGTCGGCATCAGCGGCCACGGCCTTGATCTTCGCATGGACGGCATCCAGCGGGCTGGCGTCCATGGTCAGGAAGGTGAGGGAGAATGCCAAGACTGGCAGGACGATCAACGGTTTTTTATTCATGTTATTAGCGTGTTGTTTGTTATCAGTTTGCGGCGTGTGCGGTGACTGTCGGACGGCCCATCTGAGCCACCAGCAGCCGGGCGGCTGCCAGACGCGCCACGGATTGGTTGTCTGGGGTCTCCGGGTCTTTGGTCTCCGGCTTCCCCTTCAAAGTTTCGGATCGGTCAGCGAACCCGCGTTCCACGGATTCTGCCGCCGTCATATAAGTCTCGGCATCCAGCCAGCCCTTGAGGTCTTCCGGCTTCTGCCCAGTCCTCGCCTCGTAGGTATCGACGATGATCTGGTCGATGCTCTCAAGAGTCGTGGCCGTGCTCAAATGGTCAGCAGCATTGCCCATCGTGATGGTGCTGGCCCGGTGAATCATCATCATGGCATTGCCGCCGATCACGATCTCATCCCCCGCCATCGCAATCACCGAAGCAATCGATGCCGCCAGCGCATCAATCCTGACCGTGATCTTGCGGCCATCCTGCTCCCGCTGCCATGTGACCAGTGCGTTGTAAATCCCCACGCCCTCAAAGACATCACCACCCGGCGAGTTGATCCTGACCGTGATCGCAGAACTGCTCGGCTCCAGTCCAGCCAGCCAGTCGGTGACGGATTGGTGGGTGATCCCGCCGCCGGTAAAGTAGTCAGACCCGATCCGGTCATAGATCAAAAGCTCATGAGAAAGCGCCTGCGGTTTCTGAATCTTCGCCGCATTTTCCCACACCGTCTTCAGCCGCGCCAGGCCTTCGGTGCGGGTGCTGTCAGTCAGATTGGTGATCTCGTTGCGCTTCTGTTTCATACTGCCGTTTCCATTCTTGCCGGTGCGGCGGCGGTTGCTAAGATGTCTGCCATGTTGAGCTGGCGAACGTGCGTGTCGCCGCCCTTGATCGGGTCAAGGTCTTCGTAGCCCCGCACCTCGTTGATGCTGTAGATGCCATTCTGCAGGCCCGTGCTGTAGGCAGAGAATCTGGCAGCAGCATCGCCGCGCAGCAGGCCGTTGAGATTGTGTTTCCAGTAGTGGTTATCCAGCTCCCCTGGCAGTAGCAGAGCACCCGCGAAAGCCTCCTCCCACCGTTTGCACCAAGGCAGGAACAAGTCCTGCACCGCCTGAATCTGCTGCTGCTCGATGTTGCTAAAGGTCGCGTTGTCCAGAATGCCCACCTTATGCGGAGGCACACCGAACACTTGGCAGATTTGCTGATGCGTCCGCTTGGCGATCTCGTCGAACTGGCTGCTATCATTCGCCGTCCGGGTCATCTCCATTTTGCCGCCACCTTCCAGCACCATCGTCCTGAAGAAGTTATCCACTCCCTGATAAGCAGAGTTCAGCTGATCTTTAAGGGCATTTCTTTGCTGCTCGGTAAGGTTGACGCCAGGCGCCGCCGTGTAAACCATCCCAGGCCGCGATCCATTACTAAAGAACCGGCTGGCATTCTCCTCCAAAGCCTGCGCCAGCCCAATCAGATTGGCAGAAAGACTGATCGGCCCCTGCCCCTTCAGCCCATCCGGCGACATCCCGCGCAGATGCAGCATCTTATCGAAGCCAATCACCTTGCTGCCGCTATCACTGGTGACGGTATAGCGGGGGAAATTCCCCACCATGTCCATCGACACATTGCGAGTCCGCAGCGGGTAAATCTCCGCGATCCGCCCCGACCGGTCAAAGACCAGTTGGGCATAAGCGTTATGATGCAGCGCCTGGTTGAAGGCCAGCGCATACCGCACATCACTGCTCACCATGATTGGATTCGGCCGCGTCCGCATTACCCGCCGGGCAGGATGCCCCACGGCCGGCGTCCGGCTATCCCCATTCTGCACATACAGTTCCAGCGGCAGCGTGCTGACGATCTGGGCTATGTAGTGGACGCAGGCATAGACCGTCGAGAC